TGTCCTTCATGAGCCCGGCGATCTCTCGGATCTGCTGGCGAAGGTGCGCTGACCTGGGGTTTTCGGGTGTGGACGGGTGCCCATCGGAGGGCGGCGCGTCGGTGGTGCTTGAGGCTGGCGGGTGCTCGCGCTCGAGCGGCGCGCCATCAGTGGTCTGGGTGGCCGGGTGCCCGAGGGGCGGCGCGGCCTTGAGGCTGTGGAGGGTGTCGCCGCGCGTTGCCTGTCCGGGCTGGAAGAGGAGCGAGGTGGCCACCTCGCGCCGAAGCTCCGGATCTTCAGGAACCTGCGGCAGTGCCGCCGCGTCGCGCGCCAGGGACTGCCGGATCTGCCGGGCCATGTCGTCGCTGCGGACCAGGTCGTCTGCCATGCCGCGTGCCCGCACCGACACCGCGGTCCCCGCATAGGCGGGGAAGACGACAGGGCCGAGTTCGCGGCACTTCAGCTCGACCAGCTCCCGCCGCAGCGGACCCCGGTCACCCGGCATCCACAGCAGGTCGAGAACCTCCTCCGGTCGGACGAGCTTGCCGTTGACGTCGCGCCACTCCTCGCGCACGACCTCGAACCGGAAGCTCATGCCGTTGACCGAGCCCTCGGCGATGGCGTCACGGACCGGCTGCATCAGCCAGTTGTCCGTGATGCGGCCCTCGACGAACAGGCCCTGGTCGTCCTCCCGTAGATCGGTGATCGACCCAATGGGCAGCGACCCGATCAGCGGATGCCTGCCGTGGTCGAACTGCATGACCGGCGTGCTCTCGCGGATCGTCTTACGGAAGGCACCCTTGCGGATCGTCTCCGTGAAGCGCCCCTCCCACGAGTCGATCTCGGTGTCCTGGCCGAACACGGCTGCATAGCCCGTGAGGCTGCGGCCATCGCCCTCGGCATCGTCGTCGGCTCGCTGGAATGAGAACGGCGCGGACCTTTCCAGGTCGCGCGCCGCGGGATGCAGGGTGCCCATCAGGTCCCCTCCTCAGGTGGTGTGGGCTGGGTCGGGGCCGTGTTGGTACCGGGCGCCTGCAGCTGGACGCTGAACAGGCCGGTGTGGGTCAGGAGGTCCCAGTCCTCTGACATGACGGCGCGCTTCACGGACTCGGCCTCGTAGCCGGCGTCGACGAGCGCCCGGATCGTGCGGGACTGCAAGCCCTGGATCTCGGCGGCGTCCTTGCGGTCCTCGCGCAGGAAAGGCACATCGCGCGAGTCGTACCAGAGCCGCACCGCGCCGGAGGTGGCTGCAGCGGGCGGGCCAGGTGGCGTCACCAGACGTGCGAAGCTGCCAGCCACGTTCTGCCACAGCGGATGGATCGTGCCGTCCGCGAACCGGCGCCTCGCCTGCCCGTAGTTGGAGTACGTGGCTGCCTTCAAGCCCTCCGACAGGCCGACGATGATGGGTGGGACGCCGGCCGCCGCGGCGATCCGCGTCTCGCCCGCGCCCTGCACCCCGCTGAAGTCGAGCTGCTGGAAGTCCTTGCCGACCACCGTCACGTCGGCGCCGCCGCCCAGGTACATGGTCTTGTAGGCGTTCGCCGCGCCCTTGTGGGCGGAGTCCATCTTGGCGACGAACTTCTCGAACGCGTCCGGCATCACCTCGCGAGCGAGGCGCACCACCATGTTCGGCGTGGCCGCGTTCTCGAAGAAGCGCCGCTTGTGGGAGGCCATCAGGTTGTCGTTCGCGGTCTCCCGCAGGATCGGCGTCAGCCACGACATGCCCCGAAAGTTCGCCAGCGGGTCCGGCTTCGGCGCGAAGTGCACCACCTCGTCCACCAGCAGCGGCACCGGGTCGCCGTCCGGCTCCTGGTACAGGTAGCCGAGCCGCTTGTAGCCCATGTGCCCGCCGCGGAACGACCGGCGTTCCAGCACGATCTGCACCCAGTCGGGCCGCAGCCGCACCAGGTCACCATCGTCTGACCGCGCCCAGTAGGAGTTGCCCGCAAGGTCCGCGTCCTGAATCACCCGGGCCAGCAAATCCTGCGTCGTGCCGCCCATCCACGGCTCTTCCAGCAGCCGCAGCTCGGACGAGCCGAACATCTCCGACGGTCGGCCTTTGTTCAGTCGCTGCCACAGGAACCTCGTCGCGGAGAAGACGTCCTGCCGGGCCGACATGCACGCCCAGATCACGGGGTTCGTCGCGAACAGCGTCGCGTACCCGGGGAAGTCACTCGGCGCCCGCTCAGCGGCCTGCCCCGGCTGCGACTGCGTCATGCCCAAGGTCGACCAACTGCCGTACCCCAGCGACTGCTGCAGCGCCTCTGCATAGTCGTCGATCGTCGAGATCGCGCGTTCCTGCTCGGGGGGACGCCCGCGCACTGCCCGCCACAGACTCGTCACGGGCGTCCCACCTTCCCGCCGCCCTCAGCAGGGCCCACATCGGCCAGGAACAGGCACCAGGCAGCGAACATTGCGCCGCCCACCACCAGTCCCACGGCCAAGCTCATAGCCATACCCACGCCCACCGAGGCGGTCGCCCCGCCGACCAGGACGCCGAAGCGTGCGCGCGTCCTGCCGCTCACCTGAAAGCGACCCACGGCTCGACCTCCTCCTCCGGCTCATCGATCTCGGCCGTCAGCCCCCAACGGGCCAGCGTCACCCCCACCAGCGGACTGATGTCCACACCCACGCCCCGCCGGGCCCACGCCCACGCCTCGCCCAGGTCCCGCTTCCTCGCGCCTGCCAGAGCCGTCGAGAGGGGCGCCTGATCGAGGTGCACAATGTCGCCCGACGAGACCGCGTCGTAGAACTGGCCGCACGCCTGCGCGATCTCCCGCACCTTCGGCTTCACGACCTCGAAGCCCAGCGCCCGCTCCAAGTCCGGGATCAGCGAGCCCGCCGGGCCGCCTGCATCCACCACCCAGCAGCGAGGCGACCAGCGCTCGTTCAGATCACGGACGCGGTCCACCACCCAGTCCATGCCGGGCCGGTTCTCCACCACCTCGACATGCACCGCTGAGCCGTTCGCGCCCGCCACACAGATCGACGTGTGCGACCGCTCCGGCGTCATGTCGATGGCGAATGCCACCGGGTCCGACGCTCCGCTGTCGCCGTCGGCCAGGGCCCGCCAGGCGTCCTCACCGATCACCGACCACGTGTCCGCCTGATCCGACGGGTAGTCGCCGACACCCAGCCGCTCCCGCGCGAAGATCGCCTCACCCATCGTCAGACGCTCCCGCTCCGTGTGCTCCAGCGACAGACGGAAGCCCAGCGCCGGGTTAGCGCGAGCAACCGAGGCAGGTGACCGAGGGTCATCGTGCTTGTCACAGCCCTGCACACACTCGGTGACGTGCGGATCGATCGACCACTCCAGGTACGCCAGCGACGGGTCCGGCTGGCCCGACTCCGCTGCATCCAAAGCCCGTTGCCGCAACCGGCCGAGCTGCATCGACGGATGCCCGATGCCGGCCGACCCCAGGTACCAGACCTGCGGGTCCTTCACCGCGGCCATCGTCGGCATCAGCGCGCCCATTGCGTCGTCCGACAGGATCATCGCCTCGTCGAGCACGTTGCAGTTACCGGTGAAGCCACGCCCTGACCCTCCTGAGCGGGCCAGGAACCGCAGCCGCTGCCCCGACAGCAGCTCGATGGCCTCCTCGCCCGTCGTCCGCCGCACACGCGAGACACGCTTCCGCAGGTCATCGCAGTTCATGACCAGCTGCTCGATCCGGCGGAACGCCTCGATGCTGGTCTTGAACTCATGCGCGCTGTGCAGGATCAGCTTCTCGCCCAGGAGGAACAGCCCCGCCAGCTCGCGGGCCTCGATGACGCCGCCCTTGCCGTTCTGCCTAGGTACGTTGACAGCCACTTCGAACGCCGACCACGAGCCGTCATCCCGCTCACCCAGCCCGACGTGCAGGGCGTACTGCTGCCACGGGTCCAGCACCAGGCCGGCCACGGCAGCCAGCTCAACGGCCTCCTGGCCCGAGCTGGACACGAACGGCGGCACGGTCTCCAGGCGCGGACGCTGAGCCCCCAGCGGCTTGTCACGCTCCGCGACGCTTGGCCCTTCGAGCAGAGAGGTCATCGAGCTTGTCCCCTTCCGCCTTCACCGGCGCCAGCGCGCGGACGGTCTTCATCAGGGCTGCCAGCTCGCGGGCCACGACCGCCCGAGAGGTCGGCGCGTCGGTGCCGTCGAACGCTCTGGCCAGCTCAATCGCTACGGCAGCGAGGCCGGGCGTCGTCTGATGGGCGTTCAGTTCTTCGAGCTCGGCGATGATCTCGTCGGCCGCCACCGGCCCTCCCCTCGACGAGGCCGCACTCGGCCAGCGAGTCACTCAGCGCTATCGCACGAGAAGCGGAGATGAGTCGTTTAGTGGGCCGAGACGATCAAGGTCGGCAGTCACTTTGCGTAACCAAAGTGGATCACTACGGAGAGTGACATTCGCTAAATGGATTGGATCTTGAACTCGCGTTTTAGGATCTTGGAGAATCGCCACGCGCAAAAA